TACGCTTGATATCTACAAAAGGTTTAAAATACTTTTGTGCAATGGCAATCTTATTAAAGTTACCAGAAGATGCTCTGCCTCCGCTGACATTGTAATCATCAGCAACCTTGTTTGATATAGCCTTGTCTACCTTGCGTCCAGATGGAATAGAAAAGTCTACCTTGATTAGTACAGCCTTAGAATTTAATGACATGATGTTATCCTAGTACGATATCGACGTTATCCATAGCCCACTTGCCAAAGACATCAGTCTCCTGAATCTCAGGCTTAATCTTACGGGCCTCCATGATGCTCGTTACTGCATACTCACTTGGCAATCGCTCAAGATACTCCATGATACTAGCCATATTATCTACGGTCATCCAATGTGACAATGCAACAGCGATTGCATACATTGCGCTAGGGTTCTCTGGAACCTTAGCCTTTTTAGGTTCTTTGATGCACTGCTCTGGATCAGGAACCTGATCGGCAACCTGCTCGTGAGACATAAACTCAGCAGCAGTACCCTCACCAACAAGAGATGCGTAAAGTTGAAACTTGATTGAATCATTTGGGGTTGTCCCTCTAACCTGAGCAAGTTTCTCCCATGAACGTGGCGAAGGCCAAGCCCATGACCCACCTTTCTCTGGTCGATTGTGAATAAGATTAGAATGGCTCTTGAGGAATGATGTCACCATTGGATCAATACCTTTCTTGATGAAGTGTGTAATCAATTCTGGTGCATCCATTACAACCATGTAGTGCATGAACCTGTCTTGAATTGCATACGACAACCCGCGATTGACACCACCATGCTCACGCTTGTTCATCATTGCTACAATGTGCCAATCTTTTGGCAAAGAATAGGAGCCGATTCTTTTCTCAAGTATTAACTGTTGAGCGGAAACAATGGTTGCTGGAGAACCGTCGCCAAACTCATCCAGAACAAACAAACCAGTCTCTCCATCCCTGTCAACATGGGGCAGAAAAGATGGTTGAGCAAACTCGGTACGGCCCTGATCGTTTACTCGTGGAACACCGCTAAAGTCTACTGGGTCGAGTTGTGACAAGCGAGCGTCCTTGACTGCACCAAATTGTTCCATACCAAACTTGGTAACAGCCTCAGTCTTTCCAATGCCAGACTCACCAGTAAACAAGCAAGAGATTCCCAAGTCTGTAGCAACCTTCAGAACTTGGGGTATTTGATTAGGCGTAATAGTAACTTCGGACATTACATTCTCCTGTTAATTGTAGAAAGGTTTTAGTGGGTAAGATACCATAACAAGATGGGATATAAACTTACTCCTATCCATGTTGATGGCGTAGTGAGGCGTCCTATCATCAGACCCCATCCTCCATACCTTTACATCCCTGCCTTCATGCCTCTCAGTAAATAGTATTGGAGTTCTGGCAACCTGTTCAAACTCTGCCTCGTCAACATCATATACATCATCCTCAGACGCACTCATTTTTTATATCCTCCCATGATTTGTTTGCGTCCTCGTGTCGCTGATATAACTCTTCAAGTTCATCAGAAGTTACGAGTCTCTCCCTACGCCTGATCTTTGCTTCTTTTTTAGCATCAATATTATCCTGACGCTTTACCATCTTAGAAAAAATCTCTAGACGTTCTTTCTCGGAGAGATTCTTACCGTTTAGATACTCACCTGCAAAGTTAAATACCATCTCTTTCTCCATCTTACCCTATGTGGCTAGGGCGTTGCCTTCTCACGGATACCGTGAAATCTAGTCTTAGCAATGAACTTCTCGTTGCCTTCTATATCTATGTTCACCCAATACTTAAAATTAGGGGGGCATAGCATATCATTTCTGTATTCCCTGAGCAGATTATCCCACTGCTCATTGTTAGCATCCATAATGAATAGGTTATACAAATAGAACTCACGCTCCCTTGCATCCTCATTTCTTATTAAAACTATCCATGCATCCTCAAGTTCAGACCAATTAGACATACAACTAGACGTTGGTAGTTTTTCCAAATTATCGTAAGCGTTTTTTCTAAGCCTGCCCTTAGACTTTTCGCTACCTAAAAGCCTTAAACAAGCACCTTTTAGATTGCGAGAAATCCAAAGTATCGCCTCATAATTTAGCAGAAACTCGTAGCCTATCTTGTGCTTTGTCTGGCTTACTATCACGCCATGATCTGCCATAGCCCCGTATCCCATGCGTAAACTATCCTCATCATCATGGCAGAAACCATAGTCCCTTATCATAAGGTTTAGTTTATCAACAAGTTCTTGAGGATACTTATTGTTTTCATACGGCACAATCTTAGGCCACAAATCTCTGTGTCTCATATCGGCTCCGCAAACCAGTCAGGTTTTACTGATGGTGATTTCCACGTTGCAATAGACCACTTGGCACCGCAGTAATAATTTCTATACGCTTGCACCGGATCGTCATGCTTGTACTCATCAGGCATACATTGGGGCGGTGGGGTAAGCCCGATATCTGGTATGTTATCAGGCACTTTACGCAATGCCTCAAGCAATTCGCCTGACTTATGAGGTGGGCGAGTGGGATATCTCCTCAACTTCTCGTTAAGCAAAGCCTCAAAGTGGGAAATAAGCCACTCATAGTTAGCCTTTGATGACCTAACCCACACTGTACAAGGATGATTTACATATGCAATCTTGTAGAACTTATGCTTGTCAGCGTACTCATCGCCGTCTAACACCCTGTGAGCGGTGCAAGCCTGTTGACACGACTCCAAAGGCATCTTGACAATGTGCTTGTCACACAGCATTTTTGCTGCACACCACGGACATTTGTGAACATAAAAATTGTTCATAAGCCTTACTCATTGATCTTGTGAATCAAATACAGCACCCAAACACCGAACAAAATGGGGGAAATTTTCCAAATAAATTCAATCACTTATCCTCCTCAACTAAAGGGTAAAGGTCGGGGTTACGCATAACTTCGTTCAACAATTTCCCAGTCACCATCACCTCCCCATCTGGAAACACAAAATCACTAGACATCGCAAGCATACCACCAACGCCGTCAATTCTTCCAATGTCCATATAATCCAGATACCAAAGGTAAAAATAATCTACATACTTTTTCTTAATCATCTGATCTCCGAGCAAATGGTTAAAAGAAATGAGCAGTTATTTACAGTCATGCTCAGGACTGCCGAGAGCACCGCCATTCAAGGCGATAGGGTAACATTAGGTCGTCGCATATGGACGCAAAATCCCATGACACGGGGCCAATGCATTGCCTCACAATGCTTAGACGCATAGGGGCCGTGTACTTACATGGCTAGACCGCGCCACCCTCGCTCTTGCACAAGAGTTAAGTAGCCGTGTCACATATAACGACCTAGAAAGTCGCACGACATTACAAACTAGACCGGGCAGACTTGATTTTTTTATATCCTCGGACACTCATGCACTGCCATGAACACAAGGCCGAGGTATGCGGGGGAAACTAGCCCGCAAAATCGGACAACCTCCCAAAAATACGCTGTCAGAGGCCGTCAGAGGCTCGTGACGGGCCGATACAGAGTGACCCGCTACACCCCTACAGGGTAGGGTATTCCCAGGCTCAGACCGCCTCTCCCCAAGCCTACCCACGCTTCACGAATGTGTACGGAGTAGGGCGTGATACTTTGGGGCGCGAGATACGGCCACGAGTAGGCGCGTAAGGCGAACTACGTTGCGCGTATTTTGTCATTCTACGATTGACAACGTGCTTGACCTTCGGAGTCTTGGATTCCAGACGCATTGGTGCGTAATCCAATTCTGGAAGATCAGATGAAAAACGTGCGGAATTCGCACCTGTAGAGTTATAGATTACAGTTTTCATTGTTTTCCTTTTGGGGGTGGGCTTGAAGGATTGCCCTAGAACATAGGACAATCCCGCAGGTTAGGCCGCTTTTTGCGCTCCTTTCATTGACATTTTCTTGATTCGGTTCATTTCATCCTGAAGGCCTTTGTATGCCTTCTGAACGTCACTGTCCTGAATCTGAGACACTGCATCATCCTCGTTTTTCTGCAACTTTGCAGTCACGGAATTGAGGACTTTTGCAATAAGCCACTCAGGAACCTCAGAATCTGCCTTCTCGACGTTAAACCATGCGTTTGACTCTGTATTTGCCAAATGGTTTGCATCGAACGGGTCGGTGCGGAAAGTAGAAACAACCTTCCACTTGAACACACTTTTACCGTTATCCCACGCGACATTGGCTTGTTCGCAGATCCACTTAATCATGGGTTTCCGCCAGTTAGCGGGTGAAACCATGACAGCGTGCCTTAGCAGATCAAGATTCCCATCAGCGTGAGCGTGATAAAAAGCCCCCACCATGATAATCTGATGATCTACCTGAACCTGCTTGCCTTTTTTGCCGTTCGCGGTTAAGGCAGATTTGACTTTAGAAGCGGTTTTTTCGATCTTGATTTCGTTAGACATGATAAGTCTCCGATAGATGGATTGCGGAATTACAATCCTTCAAGACCACACCGCGGTGTTGGCATTGCTACCTTTTTCATTGGGTACCGCTTCCGGCCTAAGCCTCGCGCCTCCGACCCGCCAAACCTGTTACAAACTGGCCCCGACGCTGTTCACGCCGTGTTATGGGTCTATTGGGCTACACCCGCCCTATGCCTTTACGCACTCGCTCAACACTTGATACATAGACGCGCTCGCAGACTCTCATCCTTTACTACGCGCCACGATTGTTTAATTCCGGAAAGCCCGACGGGGTTCTGTAAAAGTCGCGCTAAGTCAGCCAACCGTACCAACGCAGTTATTACCATTCGGGAACATGAAACTACCATGCTGTGCGAACCTATCCAGAAACGTATCGCATAATCCGCTTTGGGTATCGAAACCGTTTATTCGGGGTGCAGATTAAACCCGATAGTCCCGCGACACTTTATAGAACCGTGCCGTGAGTCTCTGGCGCCCGTGACAGCGACTCCATAAACGTAATTATACGCCTATGGCGCACGATTGCAACCCGCGCACACTTACAAATGCACACTACAAACAAAGGGTAAAGGGGGGGGTAGTATATTCGAGGCGAAAGTTTTGGAAGGTACTCCCAGGCCCAGGTGGGAACGATCCAGACTTGGGAATCCTGGTCCGCGCCCGCATACAATATAAAAAAAAACGACATTAACACACGCTTAAGGCCTGCTATAAACTTGGTCTGGTATATACGTATACTGTAATTTGGTACTGATTGTTTGAATATTGTTGGTGTTATATGGAGTATATGGGAATTTGGCTTAGCGGCAAAATTTTTTCCCAAATTTTTTGGGGGGTATATTTTTCCAAAAGTTATCCACAGACTTATCCACAGGTTATTAACAGGTAAATTAGCCTGTAAATATAGGATTTTTATAGGAAATTTAAAAGTTATCCACAGAAAGTAGGGTCCCTTATAATAATAATATATATAATATATAATATATATAGTAGAAATTACCTATACCTATACCATTACCTAATCTATACCTGTACCTATTCCTTTCCTACCCTATACCTAGTTGTGTAATTACTACATCTACCTCTAATTCTACTCCTCTTCTTTATCAATATCTATATCTTTATCTGTTTCTGTATCTGTATCTTCCTCTACTTCCTCTCCAGTTGCAGTTTCTGTTAAGGATTTTTTCTCTAAAATGCAATAAATTTTTGCTAACAGATTGATTTTTAAAAAAAGTGGGACACTCAGACCCCCCAATATGGTATAATGGTAGTAAAGATTAGGGGCTTTGCCGGCCATCTCTCCCCTCGTTAGAGGGTCCCTTCTCCCTTCTTGCTGGCAAGGCCCCACCTTAAACCTAAATTAGGAGATTATAATGGCATACGGAAATGTAGGTGGATCAGCAGGTGGCGGCAGAGAGCGAAGCAAAGGAACTAGTAAAGGAGGTATGAGGAGCGGCCCTCCGGGCGGTATGCGTTCAAAAGGACGCTCTAAGGCTGACATACAAAGCGGAGGAAAGTCCTCTGGGCTAGCGGGCGGTGATAGACGCGGCCCTTCAGGCACTGTTATCAGTTGTACTCGTTGGAACAAAATGTCTGACTACGCCAAGCGTAATGAGTTCGGCACTACTTCCTATGCCAAGTACAAGGAAAACGCAATGGGTAAAACTGGTCGTCGCAAAGGAATGAAAGACAAATAATGGCTGTTAAACGTAGAGATGGTCAAGTAGTCCACTCCAGTGTATGGACTACAGCCAATAAAAAGAAAGTAATCGACATGTTTGCTGCAGGCGCAACAGTCGTTGAGGTGTGTCGATTTCTTGGCATCCACAAATCTACGTTTTACCGTTGGCTCAAGGATGAGCGAAAAGGAGATTTTCAGCGCACCATTGAGCTTGGCATTCAGGCATCAGAAGCTTATTGGATTCAGGTTGGAAGAGATAACCTAGAGAATAAGTCATTTAACACATCGTTATATGCCTTTATGATGGTTAATAAATTTAACTATCGTTCTACTTACTCTAAACAAGAAGTGGAAAAAACAGAGAATAAAACTACAACTGTTGAAGTTAAAAAAGCGGTTGATGTTGACTCAATCATTGAAAAATTAACAGCTAGCACGGAGGAGAAGCCTGAGCTTCTAAACTAATATGCCCGGATACGGAATGAAAAAAATGCCCGCTAAAATTAAACCAAAGAAGGCTAAGCCGTATGCTAGCAAACCTATGAAGAAAACGCAGAAGAAGGCTGCGAAGGGGTACTAATATGGCGAAAGCTGGAGGCACTGCAGGCGGGGGAATGGGTGGCGGACCAGATTCCGCTCCCGGAGGATCTTCGGCGTCAGGGCCGGGAACGGATGGCCCCGGTAACGCTCCCGGTGAGGGAATGGGCGCTGGAGCTTTTGGAGGTGGGGGAGGGGCTCAATCGTCACGAGAGATGTCCGCACAGGCTTTTAGAGAAGCTATTGCTAGGGCAATGGGAGTAACAGCCGCTACTCCTTCGCCTATGTCTTCAGAAAAATCTGCCGCTCAAGCGGCTCAAGAATCTAGAGATCCAGCTTACAGAGACGCAGCGGTTGAAGCACAAGTTATGGGGTCTTCAACTGATGACGCTGATGCAATTGGAAAAGCAATGCAGGAAAATGGAGCTTTTATTGATGACCGTGAAGCAATGATTGGTGCTGCTTCTCCTAGCGCTGTCGGAGTAAGTTTAGATGATCCTCAAGGAACTGAAGAAGGATTAAATCAGGCACAAGTAGCAGCTGATACTTTAGGTGCTAGAAGCTCTCGACCTAGCGCTCACCCATCAAGAGATACTAGAATAGGTATGACATTTGGAGTTGGAAGACCTGCTCTTACAGATCAAAAACAAAATGTAGAACCAGTAGATCAGTACGGAAGAGTTACAGCAATAGAAAACAAATTTAAAACTAATCCAGTAGGTAAAAAGGCTGCTTACGATAGCCTAAGAGAATATGCCAAAGCAAATATTGAAAGAGGAACTGCTCTTGGGAAAGCTATAGAAGCAGTTATGGGTTTGCTTGGTCCTATGTCAATGACGAATAATATTGGCAAACTTATGGACCTTGCAATGACAAAAGCTGGGTTTACTACTGATTCTCAGTTAAATGCTATTGGCCTTGCAATTAGAGACGCTAAAGAAGTTTCTACTCAAGGACCTAAAGGAGCTGGCGGAACTCCCGTTGGATCAATAAACGATGGTTTTTACATGTCACAGCATGAAAGCGGGCGATTGCCTAACGTAGAACCTTGGATGAAAGGACTTACTGATCAGCAACAACAGTACTATTTTGATAGGCCAAGCGAGCTTGAATGGGTAAGAACCACTTGGTCTAAAGCATTTGGAGTTCCTTCAAAATATAATAATTAAAAAGCGGTCTGGTTACAGGCCATAACATAGGTGTAAAATAGGTGTATAACATGGAGAAAAAAATGGTAGCAAATCAGTTTAGAGCAATGGATCGTATGTTTGAGCGTATGATGGGTTTTACTGGACATCGTACTCCTCTTGCAATGGTAGAATCAGCAATGGACAGGATGGAGTCGATGCTTAGCTCGATTCCAACTAATAGTGAAGAGTTCACGGTATGGAAACTTGTCCCTACAACTTATAGGACTGAAGTTCAAAAGGATGGTTCCATCCTGTTCAAAATTGTTGAAAAGAAAGAAGACCAGAAAAGCGAGTTTTCTGAACACTTGAGGGGTCCTGACGTAGATGCCGATAAAAAGGTGTAGTCTAAAAAACGGGAAGAAAGGGTACAAGTGGGGTGACAGCGGCAAGTGTTACCCCACTCGTGCTCAAGCCGAAAAGCAAGCGGCAGCTGCCTATGCTTCAGGCTATAAGAAAAAGTGACATTACCAGAGATTTCAAAAGATGTATATGCAAACACTAAAAATGCTGAAGCTGCGGTTGCCTTCGCAAAGTGGGCGCAAAATGCTGAGTATGATCAAGTGGTTAATGCATATGCTAAGTGTCATAATGATCCTAACCTTGATGATTCCTTTGTTCGTACTCTTGGGCAGCTTGACAGGTATTATCTTGGCGTGTTTTTATGCAACCGCCACGACATGTTACATCCGTGGATATATGAGAGATGCCGTGAAGTCGAAAGTGACAAAGATAGAAGACTCGATCTTTGGGCCAGATTTCACTATAAAAGTACTATAATAACTTTTCTTGGTTGTGTTCAAGAAATACTTTGCAATCCTGACATAACCATAGGCATACTGTCTTATTCATCTAAGCAGGCTAAACCTTTTCTTCGTCAGGTAATGCAAGAGCTTGAATCAAATGAAAAGTTGCAGGCTTTATTTCCAGATATTCTTTATGAGAAACCTAGGCAGCAAGCCTCTAAGTGGGCAGAAAACGAAGGCATTTGTGTAAAGAGAAAGTCAAACCCTAAAGAGCAGACTGTAGAAGCTCACGGTTTGGTAGACGGACAGCCTACTGGTCGCCACTTTCAGTTGATTATTTACGATGACGTTGTTGTTCAGGAAAGCGTTTCTACTCCAGAACAAATAGCAAAGACGACCACCCAGTGGGAGTTATCCCTTAACTTGGGATCTACTCATAATCCTAGATATCAGTATGCTGGAACTAGGTATTCATACGGTGATACGTATGGTACGATTTTGCAGAGAGCTGCAGTTAAACCTAGAATACACACTGCTACCCATAATGGGCAAATGGATGGTATACCAATCTTCCTCACTCCAGATAGATGGGAAGAGATTAAGAAAACAACATCTACTTATACAGTAGCTTGCCAACAACTTCTTAATCCAATTGCTGGTAGCGACGTTGCGTTTAAGTCAGAATGGTGGAGAGAGTGGGAAGTAAGGCCGTACACTATGAATGTGTATATACTTGTTGACCCAGCTAGCTCAAAAAAGAAAGAGTCAAACAGAACAGCAATGTGCGTAGTTGGTGTTGATGCTAACTACAACAAATATCTTTTAGATGGCGCTTGTCATAGAATGAGCCTGTCTGAAAGATGGGATAATTTAAAGAAGTTAAGAGCCAAGTGGAAAAGAGCTCCGGGAGTTAGAGAAGTAAAAGTAGGCTATGAGCGTTACGGTGCTCAAAGCGACATTGAGCATTTTAAAGAGATGATGCGTATAGAAGGAAGTAACTTTCCAATATACGAGTTAAACTGGGTTGGTGGTGGAGGGTCACAATCCAAAAAGGATAGGATACAAAGATTAGAGCCAGATCTAAAAGATGGTTCTTTCTTTTGGCCTTACCCAACAGATAAAAATATGTTAACATCTTTGCAAGAAGATTTAAAGGAAAGGAAACAAGAGTTTCTTTTATCTAAAAAAATTCTTTGTAAAGATGAAAATGACAAAGTATATGATCTTGTTAAGTGGGTAAGAGACAACGAGTACAATCTTTTTCCTACTATTCACCCAGACTTTTTGGACGCATTATCCAGAATATACGATATAGATCCTACACCTCCTGTAGTTAGAAGTTACAGGAATTTGGAACCGGAAGCAGAGGCAGCTTACTAATGGCAAGAAAAGCTAGAATAGGACGAAAGACATACCAGCCTAGGCGAGTAGCCTACCGCATGTCAAACGGAAAAGCTTTTTACGAAAAACAGCCACGCAAGTTTCCTTATGGAGTTTTACCATACGTGCAACCGACATATTGGGTATCGGGGTATTGTGTGGATGACTAATGAAAAAATTACTCCTTTGTTTTCTTTTAATATCAAATAGTTCTTTAGCTCAACAAGAACCGCCAGAGGACATGTATCATTTTGATGCACCGTTTACTTTGGCATGCACGCCAAGCTTCATGAGTATGGTGGACCATCTGGCAAATGACTATGGTGAAATACCTATGGTAATGAGCCACATGAGCCTTGACACAACCATTGTGTTATTCGTAAACAAAGAGCAAACAACGTCTACCCT